CAGAGGCAGCGCCTGCACCGAGTTCGTAGTTGTCGATGCTTGCGCTGGCTCCGCTGATTTCGTTTTGCGCGACGAGTGAGCCTACTGTCAGGTTTTCTCTTGCTAGTCCGTCTTGCATTTTAATTGCCTCTAGGAGGTGGTTATTTTGCAGATGGCGTCGGCTCTGAGGTATCTGACCTTGAGTCTTTGTGTGACTGTTGCTCCGCTTAGGTCGTGGATTTTGTCGTCGTAGTTTTCTACGGTTAATCCTCGTTTTTCAGCCATGCAGAATGCATGATTGCGGTCGATGACGTAGGCATACTTGCTGTAAGTGCTTGATGGCGCGGCGTTGGTGCTGAATCTATGGACTTTCATTCCGTAGATTGTTCCGATGAAGCCGGAGCTCATTATTTCCGTGTTTCCTGCTTTGTCTGCTTCGACGAAGGTGTCTATGTTTCTGATGTCTGCGGCGACTTCAGGTCCTACGATGATGTCGGTGGCTTCGTAGTCTTGGTCTTCGAGATATTGGATGGCGCGCGTGATGTTTGCGATGGTTGTTGCTGCTCCGCCTGCGACTGTGTTTGTTGCGTTGTCGAGGGCGTCGGTTATGATGAGTTTGTTGGTGTTTTCGGCCATTCTAATTCCTGCGGTTTTAATGTTGTGTTCGATGAGAGCCCATTTGCCGTCTTCTTGCATTTCTTTGGTGACTGCGATTCGTACCCCGTATTTTTTGGGTTTGAGGTTGAATGAGTCGTATGCTTCCACGTCGAGTGGGATTGCTGCTCCTTCAGCTATCTCGTAGACGCTCATGGTGTTTGGGGTGACGAGGTCGACGTCGATTGAGCTTCCGGGAATTTGTGAGCTTGGGATGGAGATGGCCGCTAGTGATGGGTCGATGAGTTTCTTGTTGACTGGCTCGATGAGAGTGTCGTAGATTTTCTTTTCGATGAGCAGGCTGCCTTCTGTTCCTGTTCCTGTGCTCAGGATTTCTTTGAGTGTTTTTCGTACCATTTTTATCGCCTCAGAGGTTTAGTTGCACGACTGCAAAATTGTTCGTTCCACTGGCTGCTTCGGTCAGTGCGATTCCTATGACGTCATTTGTGTTGAAGTTGGGGCTTCCTGTTGTTGCGTCTGCAACACATGAGCGTCCGTTCGCTGCTGAAGTAGCTGCTACGTTTCCGCCTGCAGTAACATCTCCGTTTGCGGGGAGTATTGCGAGGCCGCGTCGTATGACTGCGACTGGCGCGCCGCTTGCAGCTGCTTGTAGGGCGAGTCCTACGGGTCGGGTTGTTCCGCTTCCGCCTGCTGTGACTGTTATCATGTCAGCCGTGTAGGTGGGTTGTCCGCCGGAGAATGAGAGTGTTGCGGCGGTTGCGTCACTTCCTGCTGTGACCCAGTTGCCTCCACTGATTACGCCTGCGGCGTAGACCGTGAAGGAGGACATGCCGTCGTCGTTTATTAGGCCTAAGTATCCTTCGCTTGTTGATACCATTTACATCAGTCCTCATATCCGAAGGATACTCCGTTTCTTCCCTGGCGCACGACAAAGTTTTTGCCGTTTTCCTGGAGTATTTTTGCGTTTCCTTCGGTGATTATTTTGTTAGTGTTTTTTTCCATGACGCGTCCTTTCGGTCGCGCGGTGTTCTTCAGTGCGGCTGTTAGCTTTTGCATTCTTTGAATGTTTTCTGGCATTACAGGCGCGGGTTGGCTGGTTTCGGTTGGAGTTGGTGGCGTGACTTCAGCTGCTGCTGGTTGTGTCTCGGAAGGTGCTTCGATTGCTTGGTCGACTGCTGTGACGAGCTCGGCTGCAGACTGGTCTGCGGCTGCGAGCGCGCTTTCGAGTTCAGCTATCTTGGCTTTGGCTGCTTCGAGTTCTGCTTTGAGGGCGGCAGATTGGTCTTCTCCTTCTCCTTCTGGTTCTTGTGTGGGAGGTTCTGCTGGAGTTGGAGGTGCCGTTGGCTCCTGTTCTTTAATTTTTTTCATTGGTTGTTCACCTTTAAGTGATTCTTGGATAGCGTGAGATATCGCGGCGTTTGGATCGCCGGGTATTGCTACTAGAGAGAGTTCGAGGAATTCGAGTCCTTTCGGCGTGTAGACGTTTTCTCCGTCTTTGGTTTCCGTGAGGAGTTCTTGGTAGCCTACGCCGATTGAGACGGATGATACTCTGCCGTCTCTTATTTTTTTCTTGCATTCTTCGTCCATGATCTCTCCAGTAAATAGGATTTTATTGTCCTGGTAGGAGGCTCCAACTATTTTTCCGACTGTCGCGTCGATACTTTCGCTGTGGTCTTTTTGAATGGGTTTTCCTATCAGGCTTTTAGCTGCTTTTTGCAGTTCGTCGGGGGTGTAGTTGTCGTTGTTTCTTGTTACTCCTGCGTTTATTGCTACGCCTTGAATGCGCAGGGGTTTGTCCGGGCCGGTGTATTCATTGAGGACCGGGATTTGATAATTAATTTTTTGTGTCATTCGGTCACCTGTACGTACGTGAATTTTCTGCGTGTTCTGTGGGTGGAGGTTTTGTCTCCGTGCTGGTTGCGGTCGTGCGCGCGTGCGCCTAGGACTGCTGCTTTGGTTCCGTCTAGTTTGTTGGCGATTCCTTGGAGGTTGGGGTTTGGTGCTTTGTGAGTTCCATCAAAGTCTGTGCTGTCGCCCATTTTGACTATGCTTTCAGTGTTTAAGACTGGGCTGGGGTGTTTGCATTCGTGGACGAAGTCTGTATTATATTTGCTGAGGTGGATTCGCGCGTGACAGTTTGGGCAGATGTGGAGCGTCATTTAATGTTAATAAAACCAGGTTCCGGTATTTAAACCCCTTGTTTTTTAAATACTAGAAGACGGCTGTGATTGTGCACCTGCAGTTGGGGTGGAATGGAGGGAGAGGGCCGTTTGAGTTTATTCCGTATTGTCTTCCGTGAAGTTCAGCGCATTCCGGGCAGCGTCTTAAATCGCTTATGGTAACCCACCTGTAGGTTTGTGCTCCTGCTTCTTTGAAGTCTTCCAAGAGCGCGCGGGAGACTGCTCGGACTGTTTCTGTTCTGGCGATGCGTTCTGCTTTGTTGGGGTCGTCTACGACTTTGTTTATGTGTTGGGTGAGTTGTTTGAGCGTCATGTTCTTTTTGATGCCTGTTTTTAATGCAATTTTCATGGCTTTTTTGTCTGCTTTGGTCAGTCCTGTGATTTGGCCGAAATCATAGTCGTCTAGGAATCCATCTATTTTTGGCCAGAGGGGATTGGTTTCTCTGCTAGTCCATTCTTTAATGGTCATGTTTTCGTGGGAGGTGGTGGGCCAGGTTTCGTGTAGGTGTTCTTTGTAAGGATTGTGGTCGCGCGTGGGGGTGTTGGGGCCGGGAGGAGATGGACCCGGCCCTTGTTGTGGTTCGGCTGATAATCGGTTATTTTCAGGTCGTGGGAGATCTTCTGGGACGACTCCTTCAATGCCCATTATCTTGTTGAGTTTGTCTTCCAGGGCTTTGCGGGAGGGCTCGCTGATTTGTCCGGTGCTCATTATTAGCATAATGCGTTCTGCTTCGCGCCAGCGGTCTTCGTTGGTTTGGGGCTCCCACTCGAATTCTACGTCGGCTGTGAGGTTGTATGCGAGGAGGACGCGGTTAAAGAGGTTTTGTTCGAGGACGTTTTCTACTAGCAGTCTAATGGAATTGACGCGTCGTTCGAATGCTTCGAGTTGGGTGGTTGCTAGGCCTTCAGGAATGTTGCCTCGTCCGAGCAGGACGATGGGGACTTCGAGCGCGTAGACTAGCTGGTTTTCGAAGTGTTCGTTGAATGGTCCGAAGTTGGCGATTTTGCCTCCGACGTCTAGGCTGGAAATGTTGACTCTGTGGTCTACGACCCACTCGGTTTTTTCGTCTAGGTGGTAGAGGTCATTGGCCATGCCGTCGAGGTCTGTTTGTTGGGCGGGGTCGTTTTCGGTTCCCATTGTTACTACGAGGGGGGCATTGGCTTTTCTTTTCATTAAGGTCATCATGGCTTGTTCCATTTGCAGTTTGTTTTCCATGATTTTAATGGTGGGCGCGATGATGGAGTAGCCGTACGCGCAGTCGCCTATCACGTTGTATTTGAAGTGGATTATTTCAGAGTTGGTGAATTTAATGGGTTCTTGTTCGTTTTTGTAGAGTTGGGTGTAGCCTTCGACTTCGCCATATTCGTTTCTTGTAACGTACATGCTTTCGGCGTTGAGGATGCGGAGTTGTTTTATTTTTTGGTTTATGTCGCTGTAGACAACTTCGACGAAGCAGTTGCCGAATATCATTAGGTCTTTGACGATGTTGCGGAGTAGGAGGTCGAAATTGTGTTTTTTCATGAATTCGTTTATGATTTTTTCTGCGGTGGGGTTTTTGCTTTTGACTGAGAAGTCGCTGGACACTGTGACGTCGACTGTCTTGTTTATTGCTCCGCTGGCTAGAGGAACGTTTTTATAGACTTCTTCTAGGAGTTCGAAGTCGCAGGGGTGGTCTTCTCCTATGTCGTGGGTTCTCTTGGTTTCTCCTAGCTTGGTTTTGCCTTTCACGGATTCTGAGAGTTTGATGTCTCTAGCGTGTCCCATCCTGATTCTGGAGGGGGTTTGTGGCGCGCGGAGGGAGTTGGTTATTCTTGAGATGATGCTCATGAGCATGAACAGTGGAACCTGGAGCCATGCCCAGGCGGGCTCCAGGCGTGAAAAAAGGAGAGTATCTTAGAGGGACTCTCCTGCCCCCAAATTTAGGCGTTGTTTAAAATGTTTTGAGAGTATTTAAAGTTTTGGTTTTTATCTAATAGTTATTGGGTTGTAAGGCTTGAAGTTGTAGACGGCGTAGCGGAGTGCGTCGAGAGCGTGGTCGTTGACTTTCATAGGTTCTTCTTTTTGGTTGCGATCGTCTTTTTTATCCGGGTACTGATAATTGTGGAATTCTTTTATTAGGTTTTCGCAGGTTTTGTTGATGAACAGGCTGGGTTCTTTCAGTTTTCCGGCGACTGCGTTTATTCCTGGCATGACCTCGTTTTTGGCTGGGACTGCGCGTAGGCCTGCTCTGTTGAATTGTGTGATGAATGATGGTTCGCTGGGATCGCAGTACCAGCGTGTGATTTTGGTTTGTTTGTGGAGGGCTTTGGCTGCTGTGATGATTTCGTCTATTGTTTGGTGGGTTTTGTACCATTCTCTGAGGACGTGCAGTTGGTCGTCTGAGTTTATTCCTATTATTAGGAGGGCGGTGGGGTTTGAGTAGCCCCAGTCGACGCCTGCTATATAATATTTAAAGTAGTCTTGGAGGTTTATTTGTTTGACGTGGGTGAGTGGGTTGAATTCTTTGTAGACGAGTCCTGCGAATAAAACGAATTTGGCGTCGAGCTCCTGAGCAAAAAAGTCGGGGGTGTACTTGGTTTTGAGTCTTTTGTATTCTGCTTTAGGGAAGTAGGGACTGTCTATGCTTCGATACATGACGACAAAATAATCTTTGTCTCCTTCTTGGAAGGGCGTGACTATTTCGTTGTAGACCCAGTCGTAGCCTTTTGGCGTGGTGGTGTACCAGCCGCAGCCTTGTTTTTGCGCGACTCTTCCTTGGAGGATGTCGTGTGCTTCTTTGTTGGCTACTGCTGCTTCGTCTATCCAGTACCAGTTGAGGTCGAGGCCTCTTAGTCGATCGGGAGAGTCCGCGCTCCGGAATAAGATTTTGCTGCCGTTTATGAGTTTGAGCGTCATTTCGCTGCGGTTGAATGATTTTATTACTGGTTCCGGGCAGAAGCGGAAAAATTCGGGGAGGACGACGTCTCTTAGCATTGGATAGGTGGCTGCACAGATGGCTCCGACGTTTGGCGCGCTGAAGTGAGGAGGCATTCCGTTTATGCTTACTCTGACGCTTTCGTTTGCTCCTGCGATGGTTTTGCCGCCTCTGATTCCTGCAACCATTAAGCGGAACCTGGCTTTGCTTGTGTGGAATTGTTTTTGGAATCTGTGGGGGATGTATTTTATTGTGTAGTGCACGTGCTCACCGGGCCGCTGCAGGGATTTTCATGTGTTCTATGGCTTTTTTGTCTGTTGGGTCTACCCATCCGACTGTGATGGTTTTGTCCTGGATGAGTGTTTTCTGTTCTACGTTTATGAGCGCGTTGGGTTGCATGAATTTGCCTAGGTTTGCTGCAGCGCGCGCTGCGTTGACGTAGTCGCCTTGGCGGAGTAGTTCTTTAATGCTTTTGTCTTGGGCGGCTATGATTGTGAGCATGAGTTCATCGCCTTTCAGGTTTTTTATTTTTTTGCCTATCCATTGAACGTCGCGCGTTATTTGTGAGGGGTTGACTCCGTAGTGTTTTGCGGCTTCTTTTCTGTTGAATAAGTCGGGGTGTCCGAGTGATGCAATTACTTTAAGTATTTCCATTCTGCGTTGTTTTGCAGAGACTTTTGTTGGCGCGGGTTTTTTGGTTTTTGTTTGAGTCATGTTTTTTTCACGAATGCGTTTTTTTGCGGTTTGTTAAAACTGCTTTTTTGCCTGTTGCTTTTTCCCATCGTTGGATTATCGTGTCTACGTATTCGGGTTCGAGTTCCATCATGTAGCATTTTCGGTCTAGTTTTTCTGCGGCTATCATGGTGGTTCCGCTTCCTCCGCATGCGTCTAGGATTATGTCTCCTTTTTTGCTGGAGTTGATGAGTGTCATTGTTATGAGACGGAGGGGTTTCATTGTTGGGTGGACTATGCCTTCGCTGATTTCTTCGTCTCTTTGGTTAAAGTAGTTCATGCTAAAGCCTTCGAAGATGTCGGTGTTTTTTGAGTTATAGTCTGTTCTAAATTCGACTTCGGTTGCTTCGAGGAGGGGAACGCGAAGGGGGTTTTTTCTTCTATTTTTACTCTTATGAAGCTGCCGTCTTTGAGGGCCATGCTGCATCCTTTTCGGTCAAGGACGCGCGTTGTTTCGCTGGCTTTTCTGGTTTGGATTTTGATTATGTCTTCGTCGATGGTTGTTCCATGCCAGGGGATTTTGTTTCGGTGGCCTGCGAAGATTATGAATTCGTGTCGTAGTCTGTATTTGTAGCCCATGCCTGCGAATATTTTGTCCCATACTATGCAGTTGATGATGTCTAGTTGTTGGTTTTTGAGAGCGTTGTACCAGATAGGATAGTTTCGATAATCTATGCAGATGTATATGCTTGTTTCTGGTTTGCTGTGTTCGAGCATGCGGGTGGTGAGTTGGTCTGTGAATTTTTGGTATTCTTCGTCTGGTACTGCGTCGTTTTCCATTTCGTTGAATTGTCCGTGTATTGTGCCGCTGAATGAGAGGTTGTATGGTGGGTCGGTGAATATCATGTCTGCTTTTTGGTCTTGCATGAGTTGGCGCATTTGTTCTTTGTTGGTTGCGTCTCCACACATT